AATATAAATACTAAGAGTTTTTGCAGTTGCATCTAAAGGTGCTGGTAATGTCCATGCAAAAGTCATTTATTTTCCTTTTTCTTATCTTTAAAATGCTTAATTATATTAGTAAACTCGCTATCAACATACTGAGCGGCTAGTAGTTGTGATGTTCTCTTTATAATACTTTTTATATTTTTACTTGCCCTATAAGCATACACACTCAACTCCCCATCATTTTGTGGGGCGTTTTTCATTATTAATTCAAAAGCATTGCACATCATAGCATAAGCTTTATTTAAATTCTTAATTTGTTTAGTTTCTTTTCTATTAGGTTTATAAAGCATTTTTATTCTCCATTAATTAAGTTGGCTCCTAGTTTAGCAAAGCAATCTCCACCGTTCTGCTCATTAGTATGGTCGTGTAATACTACAGCAGTTGTATTTCTAGTACTTTGCGTAAGATATGGCTTTAAAAACTTACTCCATTGGGCCATTGTCCATTGTGACATATCCGTTCTAGAGTCAATGCTATTTACAACTCTAAATAAAGAATCTATCAAAAGCTTTTGGCTAGTTACAGTTTTTTCTAAAGTTCTTACTGTTTTAATTAATGTTTCAATTGTTTGTCTTTCTTCTCTAGTTAAAGACATTATTATCTCCTTATTTTAAATACTCAGAAGTTATCTCTAAAGTGGTTGTATTAGCATCAAAATCATATTTTATTCCAATAACTTTAGCATTTAATGAACTCCAACTTGCCTGGTCTGTATTTATAAGATTTACAGTTTTATCTAAATCCCAATCCAAATCTATAGTATCTAAAGTAATAGAACCACTTATTTTTATATCTTTATATTTTTGTAATATATCGTTTGCATACTCTGTCATTCTAGCAGTATCATCTATTAAATTTTCTGGGTCTTCATCATACTTAAAACTAGTATTAACAATACGAAGTGTTTTACTAATACTACTTGCTGTACCTGGTACAGTTACTTCGACTTTTAAAGGTACTGTTTCTATTATAACATCTGCTCTAACACTTGCACATACCGCAACTGGGTCAGCTCTCCACCAAGAAGTAATAGTAGCACTACTAGCGTCTGAAAAAGTGGTAACTGAACGTGATATCATACCCAAGTCACCTTCTCTTGAACCTATTGGCCACATATGCCACATACCTTGAGAAAATCTAATTGTATTATCAGGTCCTAAAGTTCCTTGCGGTAATTCAGAAGAAACTGTTCCCCAAGGTGTATATCCTACAAATCTAGTATCTTCTTCATCGCCCTCTGGAGCAAAGTTACCATAATTCAAACTTCTATTTCTCGTAGTAAGAATATTATCCCGTGCTAATTCTACTTTCAAAAAAACTATATACCAACTAGCTGTAGGTCCTGAACCAGGATTTAAAGGAGAAGCTTCATAACCAAGTAACCTAGAAAAAGATACATAAGTTTTTATAATCTTAACCACATCCCATTTTGAATCTATTTTATACAATTTAAAACGCCCATCCCAAGATTCTACAACTTCACTACCTAATAATGCATTTAAAAGTTCTTCACTTCCGCAGTGCGCCGGTAATACCACCCGCTCAAGCTTTCTAGCCCCCTCTATTATACATTTGTTATATCTATTTGTAATATCAAACTGTAAATTAGAAGCCATAACATTATATTGTGGAGAAATAGCATTAACAGTAGTTCCGTAAATTCCAAACTTTGCTTGCTCAGAATTAGAGGCTGTTAAATCTACTGAAACAAGGCTACCATTTGGCTTCATATACCAGTTATATTTAGTTTTAGCATAAATACTATCTAAAACATTTGAAGCAACCTGACCAATGTACTCATCACTTATATTTGCACCACTTGGATAGCTCTCTATATTTTTTACAGCTTTTGGAAATTTCTCTGTTACAACGTTTATTGCCGATGCTAAAGAAACATTATCAAAAGTAATTTGAGCAGTCTCTCCAAAATCACTGTCATTAACATACGCATATTCTTCATTTAAGTCCTGCCTTGGGCCAGAGCAATGGTACATAACACCCTCATGACCTATATCTATGGTACGTTCAATCTGCATTATACGCCCACTAAAAATAGTACTATTACTTGCGCCATAAACCACACTAATAACATCGCCTTCAGAAAATGGTAAATTAGCATCAAATGCTAATGTTTGATAAAATCTACAAATCCTAGCACTACTAAAATCCCAAGAAATATCTTTTACTTGCACCTCTTTTAAACTTTGCCTTAAAAAAGTATTACCAGATATAACAACTGTATCATCAGTAAAAACCGTTGTACCATAAAGAAACATAAAAGATTTAGATTCTCCCCAATAGCCAGTAGTTGTATCATATGCTCTAACATTTAATACGGTTGTACCGTCTGGGTATGTTCCTGGTGTATAATTATTAGTTATTAAAAAGGAATCACCTAAATCTGGCTCTGTACCATCCTCTGTGTAATAGTATCTTATAGGGCCTGGCTCATTTGCAACAACCGACCACTCAAAATAAGGTGTATTATCCGCTGTTTGATAAATGCCATTAGATAACTCTAGTACCTTACCGGAATCTGTATAACATTTAAGTTCTCCAATGTCTAAACTATCATTAGCCACCCAAATATTAAAAGTACTAGTTGAATAAGTATTAACAGATGTATAAGCCCTAACCGTAAGTATATGCTGACCATTTAGTAAAGGCTCAGTAAGGTATTGTTTTAAATCTATATAAGTAATTCTAGTATCTGTTAATGTAACATTTGCAATATCTACTGTACCAGCTGGTACGTAAACCTCTGCTAATAAGATAAAATCCTGCTCATTAACTGTTGGCGCAATAGGTGTAGCTGCCTCCACGCCCTTTTCTACTAATAAACTACCAAGTACCCCACTAATATATATAACATCTATCCTATCTTGAACTCCACCGTCATCTATAGTTATTTGATAAGTTTTAAACTCTTTTCTATCGTTAGCATAATAATAATATCCATCAGATGCTTCTAAAGTCATTTGTGGAGGGGGTGTAACTTTAGAAATTAACATCCCAGTTTGAATCATAGCTGGTATAGTTAAATTAATAGAATCATCTGGTGTCTCATCCATAGCATAACTAAAATAAGAAAAAGGTACATCATAACTTGGTAAATCCCATCTAAAAAACGGACTTTTATCAAGTTGATAAGTACTATCTAATATGGGCGTACCAGCACCTTCATCTGTGTAAGCCTCTATTGATAAACTTGGAACACCTGTTGTGGTTAAAAGTGACTCAATTACATGCTCACCATTAGATAAATTACCATTAACATCCATGAATCTAAGATAAACTTCTTTTTTTCCATCTCCTGCAAGTAATACCCAACTTTTAGTTGTATCAAAGGTTTCTAAAACAGACCACGTACCACCAAGTTCATTTTTAAATTGCATTTTTACTGCATTATAAACTTTTTCCATATTTATAGTAACATTTTGATTATTTAAATAATAACCTTCATCAAAACTTGGTGATTCACTAACAATAGTTCTATTCAAATTACGTATATGTACAGCCCTAATATCAGTATTAATATCTATAATTACCTGATTAGCTACTCGAATATCAGTTTCTATATCTAAAATTATAGATTCTTTAACACGTATATCTGTATCAATATCAAATAAAATAGCTTCAGCAACTCTAATATCAGTATTAATATCTTCTATAAGCTCTTTCTTTATCCTAATATCTAAATCTAAATCTTCAAAACGGTCAGTATAACGAACCCTTATATCAGTTGCTAAGTCTATAAAAGCTTGTTCCTTTAATCTAATATCTATATCTATATCTTCTATGGTTTCTTTATACTTAGCCCTAATATCCGTAGCCATGTCAAATAATTCTTCAATCTTTACTCTTATATCTATATCAACATCTGTTATTGATACTACTTCCTCACTACCTAAAGTTAATAAATCATCTAAAAGACTTTCAGCATTAGCTTTTAAATAAGCCGCAGTTCTGGATGCTCCATTTGTAATACGTATCTCATCTAAATAACCGGCATGGTACTGCCAACCCTCACCGTCTGTAAAAAATGTTAGTATATTTGATGCGTCTGCCACAACTACGCTATTGGTTTGGTCTCCTCCAACTTGTGTGCCATTAACATAAAATTTCCAAGTATTTCCCGTTCTTAAAAAACTACAATGATAATCTGTATCCGCAGCCGGTGTCCATGAAAAATTTATCCATTGGCCACTTGTATGAAATTGCATATTATTTGCAATAGTTAAGCCAAAACCTAATATCCACTTGGGTGTCCCGCCAGAACCATTATCATGCCCCATAATAGAGCCTGTTGTAACACTTCCATCCCAACGAGTAGAAAATTCAATATTAAAATTGCTACTTCCAAAATCCCAAGAAGCATCATCAGGAATACCAATATAAGTTGTTAATCCTCCACCCTGTTGGCATTTATAAATTAAAGCACTTTCCGCAACTCCTATGTTATTACCCTGACCATCATTACCATTGCCAGTAGAATCTTCAAACTCATCAACACTACCATCAGAGTCTTCTTTTAAATGCCAAACCCCATCATAAGCATCTCCACCATCCCAAGTTCCAGAAGAATTTTCGCCATCTGATGCTGTAGCATTTCCATAATACATATAAAATATAGTATCTACAGAAGAGCTTACCGAAGGTATTTCAACAAAATAAGAACCTATGTCATTAATAGAATCATGAACCTCCCTATCGTAATCTAAAACCGTTGTACCATCACTTGCTGTAAATCTAATATCTGAACCATCGGCTTTAGCTTTTGAAAAATCAAAATTACCAACATCTAAAGATACTAAAACTCTTAAATAGTTAAGATTAGAATCTATATCATTCTTATCAATTGTTAATTTTTTACGATATGACCAACCTTGCAATAAACCCATTATTTAATACCCCTTTTCCAAAAAGACCTATTTGTTGGACGACCATTATCTTCCTTACCTAATAATATAACTCGTTTAGTTATATCACCTGTTTTATATTTATCTTTTCCATCTTTACCTATTAAAGATACACGATAAGAAGTTACCATCCCATTTTTTAATCCCATAATATAAATATACTTATCATCCGTACTGACAACGTGGCTTACTAATTCATTTATTTTACCAACCCAATTACATTTTGTACAACGTGCAATAAGCTCATCACTAGTAGTATTATTTGAGTATTTTATAATTTTTTTAGAAATCTTACCTTTCTTATTACATGCAGGACAATTACCTATTTTATTTGAAACAAGCGCATTAGCGGCAACATAACAAAGATAAGATTCAAAATTCTCTAAAATAATACCTTCACCATCAGACACAAAATACTCAAGTCTAATTATCGGCTTATTTGGAATAACCAGCCACTTAGAATCTTTTATAGATTTACCGCCATTAAAAATATCACCGTCTTCAAAAATAATTTTATATATAGCTTTATTACGCATTATAAAACTCCTAACATATCTAACTCTTTTTTAAAAAATATCCTAATATTAATATTAGGATACAGTGATTTGAATAGTTTCATTTTATCTTTAGCTTTTTTTCTAAACCAGCCTTTAATTTCAATATAACAATCAAATTCTGGTAGATAGAAATCTGGTAAATATGCTTTATTTCCTAATTCAAAAACTTTATTTTCATATTCATAATTTATATCAGATAAATCTAGCCATTTTGCAAAACTAACTTCCCACGATGACCTAAAACTATTAGATTTATATTTATATTTTTTAGAATTGTTAAAGGTAACTCTTACAAAACAAACTCTACACCTGCAACAACCATATTTAAATGCCGATATACTAATTTCTTTATTACAAATTTTACAATAATACTTAGCTTCTTTTGTTCTACCATCTATATAATTTGGATTATTTTCTTTAAGATTAGCACAAAAATTACAAGTACCTTTTCCATGAAGTGCACTAGTATTAGATATTCTATTACCACAAATTTTACAACAATAGGTAATAATCCTTCTTTTACCTTCTAATTTAATATTATAAGCTTTAAATAATTTATAAAGCTGTATATAAGAGATGCCTAATACCCTACAAATATCTTTAGTTATCCTATTATGTTTATTATAAAGTTTTAATAATTTAGGTTTACTAATATAAAAAGTTCTTACAAACTGTCCTTTAGAATCTCTCTTCTTACCTATAAAAGGCATGATATAATATCACCTTTCTTTTTAAATTATTTATATAATTAAATGTAAGTGTATCTCACGCTCATGACTGGGGTTTCAGCAAAAGCTGCGGAATACGAAGCTGGTACATCCCAGTGTATATTCACATATGCATCTGCTGCACCGCCAAATGCTCCACCACCGCCATTAAGTAATAAAATATTAGGATTTGCTCCACCGGCTATAGACGTACCAACCCAACTTGCTCCAGGAGTACCTCCTGTAGTCAAAATAGCTTTAAGCATACTATTAGCTGGAACTCCAAGACCTAAACAATTTAAATTTGCAGTAGTATGATTAGAATCATCCCAAGCCTCGAAACTAGCCTCACTTGCAGTTGCGCCATCGAAAGCAAAACAAATAACATACCTATAATCACCACTGTTTGCCATAAACAGCTCTTTAAGCTCACTACCTACATCAGATACATCTAATAAAAATGTATGAGCTATTTCTACAATGGATGTATCTATAAGTGTTGCCGCCTCATTTAATTCTGAACTAGTAGGTGTATTTTGTCCATCAGCAACAGCAGCTGAACCGGCAGAAAAAATAAGCTTATCATTTGCTAAATCCATTTGAATAAAATTAGCGGGTTGAGCTACCCTAGTAGCATCAATAACTGTATGATTTACAAAAGTTAAAACATTAACAACCATATCTATTTACCTCCTTTATTTTTAAATGTATAAATTATATAACATAGTTTTAGCAATGTATCTTTTTTACACATGATTAATCCCCACTCTTATATAATATTATAATAAACCTCGACCAAATGTTATGTTCTGGTCCTGGTGATATTGATTTAAATATACAATTAGTATACGTATTATTATTTATAATTAAATTTGATAAGCCAGAACCAAAAGCAGCTCCTAAACCATCTAAATAAATTTCTAAATCTTGTCTCCTCATCTTTTTAACCCAACCATGTACTGTCATTGTTTTAAGCCCACCACCACGACGACGTAGTTTTGCCCCATCTGCTCTAGGAAATTTATGTATCTCTACTTCATTTTCTGTTGCTATTTCTAAATGACAATAATCTCCTAAAACTACACCATTAAATACGCCATTACTCATTTAATATTTCCTTTATTATTCATTTAAACCTGAATTAATCATAGGTTGTTTTGTTACCGCTTCATTAGTTTTACCTACGGTTTGACCCATCATAGCATTTACTCTGTTATTCAAAACTGAATATTCATCAGACATTTTATTCTCTTTATCAATTAGTTTTTTAACAAGGTCTATTAAATTTTCTGTTACTTTACCTGGTCCTACTTTACCTCTTTCTAAATTTATACTATCTTTTAATGCCGTAATCTCATCCATTAATTTAATAGTTTCTACAGTAATTACTTTTCCATCGGGTCCTATCAAACCACCAGAACTACCAATACTAACATCTTTAGATTTACCATCAACCGCTTCATTTTTTTTATCGTTTTTACCTAACCAATCAATTTCTTTAAGAGCATCAGTTTTTATTTTTACTTCCTCAATAGTCTCTGCCATATCAGCCCTAAACTCTTTATTAAATAATCTCCAAGGCTGTTGCATAGTAAGAATACTCATAGCTGCTAATTTCAAAGAAGGCCCTATACTCTGCGCCATTAAAACCATAGCAGTAAAATAACCTTTTACTATAGATAATTCACCAATAAATCCGCCTAACTTCCAGGCAGCTATAGCTATGCCAATAATTAATACAATCTTACCTACAACAAGTAATGCGCCTAATAATCCCGCTGTAAGCAATGCAGAAGCTGAGATTGTCACACCTAAAGAAGCCCATAATGCATTTAAAGAAACAATTAAAAACACAATATTCATCAAACCACCAAACATCTGCAATATTAATAAACCAATTATTAACATAGGTCTAATAGAATCCCTAATACCCTCTGGTATTAACATCCACGCATTGCTAATACCTTTTATTGTACCTATTAATATGGAACCAAGGCCTATTATAACGTTAAAGGTATCTTTAATTATTGCCCCAATTTCACCAGTTGTTAAAGATTTAACAAAAGCATCAATATCTTCTCTTAAATCACTGAAAAATTTAGATACTTTTCTAGGCGTTAACTCAGATACCCATTTTTTAAATTTATCTGCTAAAGTACTAATTAAATCAGTTATAGGTTCTAGTGAGCTTTTAACACCTTTGATAATTGCCCTAAATACCCCCATCCTATTTCCGACATTTACAATATTTACAATAAAATTACGAAAAGAAAATATTGCATCAGCTAAAGGTTTCTTAAAGTTTTCTGAAAAAGCTAAACCAAGGTCAATAACAGAAGCCGTAAGGTCTCTAACACGGCCTTTAACAGTTGTTCTAAAGGCTTGTGACATATCCTCAGCTGTTCCTTGCGCTTGTTCTAAACTATTACTAAGCTGACTTACAGAGCTAGCTCCAGCATTAACTAAAGCAATCATACCAGGACCTGCCCTAAGACCAAACATCTCCATAGCTTGAGAAGCGTTCATACCAGCTTTTTCTAAATCACGTACAATAGATACGAACGGCTTAAGTTTTCCTTCAGAACTAACAAAAGAAACACCTAACTCATCCATAACTTTTTTAGCTTTACGACTTGGGGCTAATAACTGAGATAAGGCCCTTCTTAAAGTTGTACCTGCCCTACCCCCTCTAATACCTGCATTAGATAAAATACCTATTGCTGCTACTGTTTCCTCAATGGCTAAACCTGCTCCAGCAGCTACAGGAGCAACATAACTAAGTGCTGTACCTAATTCCTTTATTGTTGTATTAGCTTTAGATGAACCTAAAGCTAAAATATCAGAAACTCTACCAGCTTCTCTTGTTTCTAAATTAAAGCCTCGTAAAGCTGATATAACTATATTTGTTGTCTCTGCTAGTTCCATGTTACCAACAATAGCTAAATCCAAAGTTGGTCTAATTGAACTTAAAATTTCTGTAGTATTAAAACCAGCTCTTGCTAAAATTTGCATACCTTGAGCAGCCTGCACAGCAGAAAATAAAGTATCTCTGCCTAAATTTAAAGCACTACTAGTCATTCTAGAGAGAGACCCTGTAGCAGCATTACCACCCTCTTTTAAAATGGTAAAAGCTCTCATCATCTCATCTTGAAACTCAGCCCCAGTTCTAGCAGCAAGCGTAAAAGTACCAACTAAAGCGAATAAACTAATTTGTAAACCTCTTATTGCTACTGCGCTAATTTGTCTAAAAGCTTCGCTTATACCACCCGTCAAACCTTGACTCAAAAGAGAAAAGTCACGAATCAATGAAGAAGCTTGTGCTAGATTTGCACGTAACTTTGAAGTTGAGGCAGAAATTTCAACAGTTATCTCACCTATTTTTACCATACAAAATACCTTCTAATTTAAATTATAATTTCAGTTCTTCCATCTTCTCTTACTCTTTCCTTACCACCCATAGCTTTAAAATCTGATATAGAAAGTTCATTATCTTTTTCTAAATCTTCAGAACTACTAGCTTCTCCATTTTGTTTTTCATATCTATTTTTTATAGTCCTTAATAATAACGTTATTTGGCCGAGGTCTAGGGTTTTAATATAATCTATTGTCCAACCATATTCTCTAGATAAAATATCTACAACTTCAGCCCAATCTATATCATAATCTGAAGTAGCCATAATACTAACTCTTTCTATTTTCTTCTATGCTTACTGGTTGTTTTTGTCCCATAATAATTTTAATAATAATTTGAAGGTCTTGAAAATCAATCAATTTACCAACTTCTGACTCTTCAATATCATTAAAACTTTTTAAAGCAACATATGCAAGTTTCTTAATATCCTTAAATAAACTTACATCAATATCTGCTTCTTTATTCTCTAACTTAACAACTAGTGGCCATATCTCAATTAAATCATCAATAGGTAAAGGTAATATCATATATTCTTTACCATCTCTTAATATAATTGATTTGCCCTTTCTTTTAATAACGTCTTCATTAGCCATTTACATAACCCCCTATATTGCTGTAATAATATTGTTATTAAATTTCTACGTCTTTTTTTCTCCACTCTAAGTTAGTTGCAACAAAACCATTTTGTGAAGAACCAACTTCAGCACTTATTAAAACCATATTAGTTAGAGTAACAACAATACCACCGCTATTAGCACCAGCTTCAAGCTCAAGAGTTTCAGCAACGCCAAAAGTAGGTTCAGTAGCATCATAATCTCCAGATTCAGCAGTGACTACTAATGATTGGTCTCCTGGAACGATATCAAGCGGATATCTGTAATCTCCCCCACGAAATTCTTGAGGATTACCATCGTATCTAACAGTAATATTCCTACAAATACCTATATAATCTCCACTACCTCTTTTAATCCTACCAACAGAAAATTTTCTAGTACCCATTATTCATTCCTCCTTTTTAAATTATTGGTAATATAAACTTTTAAACACCAACTACTAAAACAATTACATGGTCGCTCGAACAAGCCACATCATCTATAGTTATAACATTAGTTAATAATGTAGTACCATATATAGTACCATCTACTAAATCAATAACTGTAACTACGTTTACTGTCGTAAGCTCATCAACTGTTATAATATCTGTATCACTAATAGAAGAAACTTCTAAAGTTGCATGCTTCTTTAAATAGCTTATATCTTGCCCTTGTCCTTGGTCTTTTATTGTATACGTTTTATCTACCATTTTCTAATACCCCCTTTTCAAAAGATTTATAAATTACCACCATGACCAGCCATAACAACATCAAATGTTAATACCCTATGAAAAACCTTTGTATCCTCTTCCCACAATGGTATATTATTAGATTTCCACAACTGATAAACTATAGGGTCATTGGCTAAATATGATTTTTTATCTATATTAATTAAAATCTGTTTAGCTATCAAACCTGCCTCCGTTCTGCATCCTGAACCCTTTGCCCAAATATTTATTCTTAAATCTGCATAATAGTCATCTGTTAAAGAGTCTGTAGGTCCATCCAAAACTGCAATAGTTATTTGCGGATAATCATTTTCTGTATTACCAACAAATTTTCCTTCCATATATATTCTAGTACCAACATATGCCGTAATAGTAGCATCTGCCAATAATACATCTCTAATTAATTTAATTAAATCTAGCATAAGTTATCCAAATAAAGTTGTTTCTGATGTTCCTGAAGGTCCTTGTTTAGTTACTGCGCCACCTCCATAATATCTACCAACTGATGACTGTTGTATAGCGGTTTGCATAGCTTTTTTAAATCTTCCATACATTTTAAATTTATTTTTATTAAAGGCTGTCATCATGAATGGTTGTGCTCTATGCTTAGTTGTTCCAAATTCTTGAAAAATTGAATACTTAGCACTACTTCTAATCCTTCCTATAATTATTACACCCCTTATTTTACTAATAACCCTACCAGTAATATGGTCTCTTAAATATCCTGGGGGATTACCATGACTACCATAAGCGGATACTGGTGCAAAATATTTTGCATCATTAATAAAATCATTAACAGAATCAAACATAGCTTGACCCAACTCACTATAAGCTATATCATTAAATACTTGTATTTTATTTATTGTTTCTCCAACACCTTTTATATCAACTTTAACATCCATAATTATTACCCTTTTAAAATACATAAAATAAACAAACCAATAGTTTACAAATTATCGATGCGCCTCATTCTAATTTGGAGATGGTGTAATTTATCCCTATCAAATAACTCGTCTACTAATAAAATCTGATATTTCCTAGTTCCTATTTCTGCAACATCATTCTCACGAATATCTTCTCCTGGGCAAGTAAAAGCTGTATAATCTGCTGTAACTAAACCACCTTGAAATTCTACTCGAAAACCTTCACTTGTTCTTCTATCTGGGTCAATTCTTATTTTCAAAGTTGGATTTATTATTGGGGCATCTTCATAAACCATTACAACTTCGCCATAAGTATTAACTTTACGAATACCTGTCTGACTATCCCAGGGCCTTTTCAATATAACTATTTGATTTAATAATGCTTCAAAATTTGCATTACAAGGAGACTTTACAATTGCCTGTATATTAAATTGTGAATATAATTTATTTATACCATCTACCATTAACTTACCTTTATCTTCTTATTAATTATATTTATTATTGGTCTTTCATCTTTATTACTTAAAACTAACTCTAACCATTTATTATCATCTAAACTTTTAAAAATCTTTCTAGAAATTATATTGGATTCCATTGTATTAACATCTATTATGAAATCATCTGTCTGCCAAAATATAACCTTTGAATTTTTTCTAGCAGATAAAGTATAGAGTTTTTTATCTTTTCTTTGTAATTGGATAGATGTGATATCATCTGACCAGTTTTTTCTAAAAGATTCCTCATTAGAATTCCAATCAGAAGTTATTGTTTTACCATCTTTTTTATGTATTATCCAACGAATACTCATTAAAAATCCCCATAGGCACAGGCTTATGAGGTTTTTATATTATTCCTACATTCACTTGTGGCCTACTTTTGTTATAACCCAATTATCACCAAAGACTTGTGGTTATTTTGCCCAAATATGTATAAATTATTACTATCTCTACTATTATTATACGATAAAAATGGTCATTTCAGACAATTTATTTTAAAATAATTAACTTGTATATGAGTATTTCATTAAAAAATCTGATTGTCTAACTCCTGGAACATTCTCATCTGAAGGAACAGCAATTTTAAGTTTAATATGAGCTTCCCCACCAACACCAATATCATCTGGGCTAGTCCCTCCGGCACTTACATCATCTAAAGCCACAGAATTTACTGCTTCATCCATTTGACCTGTTCTTAAATTATACTCATATACTCCGTTATGGTCAACATCAATTAAAAAACCAACTGATGCTGAAGCATCTCCCCAAACTTTTAATTCAGTAAAATCCAAGGCCGGTGTCTGCCCACCATCATAAGTTCCGGTAAATTGCTGGCAATAAAATTTACAATCAGTTATTTCGTTGAGGCCATCGTGACTTATATATATATCTTCAGGATAGGTTTCTTTTCCATTTGCTACATTACCATGATTAATACCAGAATTATCTCCCTTTAAAACATCTGCTATGTCTTGCCCACTGGAAACTCTACTAAAAATAATAGATACTACCATTATACCACCCTAATTTTTCTTGCTCTATATATTCTTAAAACATTTTTAGCACTAAATACGTCCTCTTCTAACCTATCAGCTATTTTTTTCGCTTCTCCAATACTATCCTGTATAGAACTCTGACTACCCTCTTTATATCTATATTCACCAATCTGTTCTTCAGTAACATTACCAAATTTAATTGCCCCAGAATTAACTAAGCTAGTAAAAGCAATATTTGAAGCTATTACTGTAGTAGCCCATTCCACCTCGTCAGGTACTGAAGACCTACCATATTTATATGTAACCTCTACTGATTGCCTACCCCTTATAAAAGCTCCAACATTATAAATATTTCCCATAAAATCATCAACTAACTTTATTATACCTTCACCATTATATACTAAATAATCATCTGTACTCATAGCAGCTGAATCCTTACCATTCTTAAGTTCAGTTACAGATATTACTGGAAAATGGTCCAAAAATAAAACACTCTTCCCAGAACTTTCAATATCATATTTTTCTGTTACAGTTTTTTCTCTAAAAATAGCATTTACATATAAATCTACATAATAAGTTGCCCATTCAATCCAATCTTCTTGTATTTTATCCGCATCTACACCTAAATATGTTGCTACCTTTGTTTTTGACGTATAAAGAGTTCCTGGTGTTCCTGAGCTACTATCTATAATTCTAAGAGTTTCATTAGCTTCAGCATATTGCCCATCGACGGTTGCCGAATATTCTACAGTATACTCAGTTAAATCAGCAGATAAAGAAACATCCCATTTATAATAATACATGGTTTCTACTGCGTAAACCATAGCTACTGCATTAACGTCTGTAATAACCACATCATTACTATCAATATGCCTAATAGTTATTTTAGGGTCCACTACAGTGGAAGCTTCTTTCCCTTCTAAAGTAAGAAAATTGGCATATAATGTATGTTCCTGTCCTCTTTCATATGATTCCATAATATTATCTCCTAATCAACTATTTGTATAACTTCATTGTGTTCAATGTATTCGGAATCCATAATAGCTT